GAGCTTGTCGCAGTTTCTCAAGTGAGTCGGCTAGCAATTTGTCATTCTGATCATAAGTCGTGCCTGGTGTTGCATAATCAAGCAACTCTGTACGCAGTTGTGCCGCGCTATTACGCACATCCAGCATTATTTCAGCATCTCGTAATGATACTATCGCGTCTTTCATGCGTTCGATTTCTTCGGCACTTGCATGAGCGTACTTCTCTGTACGCTCCAGATCATATACAAACGCATCTAATCTTGAATCATTGCCCATCAGGTAAATTTGCTTATTTATCTCTTCGACGCTATCTCTGAGCTCCTTGTTGACAGCATGTATAGCTTCCGTCTCTTTAAGCTTCGCTTTAAGCTGTAAATTACCTTGTATGTAGTTTTTTATTTCTTCATACTGGGCCTCAAGCCCGCTATCAAGCAGCACTTGATACTTATTTAGTAAATCAGTCGCTTCATACTCTAATTGCAGGTGCTCGCGCTGTAGGTCACTAGTAGCTTCAAGCAGTTCTAATTGTCGTGCGACTTCTTGATTACTATCTTCCAGTTCTTTGCTTAGCTCTTTAACATCGAGGTTGATTGCAAGACCTAGCAGCTTATTTTTACCAGCCGCATCTAAACTCGACAATTGGTTGTTAGCGTCTTTTAAATCATATAACCACTCCCCAAATGCCGTTTGGTTGCCTACCATAGCGATAGACTTTTCCAGTTGCGCTACTGCTTCAGCAAAAGCTTTTGCTAGCTCGTCCACAGCTGCTTTTTGCTCTTTAATTTTTTTAGTGGCGTCCTTAGCTGACTTTGCAGTTTTCTTGCCTGCCTTGTCGCCTGCTTTCCCCGCTTGGTCAGCAGCATTGCCTACTTGTGTAAGGCTATCTCTTGCAGCGTCTGCATTCGCCTTAATTTCTTTGTGTCGATCTATCGCGCCATCCACCCAATCGCGAGTTGCTGTGATTGCAGTGTGCGACTCTGTGTAGCCAACATAGTTCGTATCTTCATAAGCTATACGACCAAAGTTGGCGTTTCTTAATGGAGTGACCTCGCTATAACTACCATCAAAGCCAAAAAGCTTTTTAGCAGCGTTTGCACCTCTAATGAGCAGATTCATGCCCGATATCACAAAGTTGATCCGACTAATGCCTGCGTTAACAATTCCCTCAAAAACACTTATAGCTAGGTTTCCCATGCTTTTAAAAGCATTTTTAACACTGATCACAAGTTGATTTAGATTTGTCCAGCTCATGCGGGCAAAAGCCACTACTGCCGATAGCATGCCATCCATAACACTAGCAGCAACTTGCAACATGCCAACAAACCCACCTTCGGTCCCAGCAAATAGAGTCGCAAAATAACCGCCAGATGTTTCGGTTGCAGTCTGAGAATCTCCCATGAGACTGTTTAAAAAGTTGGTAGTGCTATCCCACAGCCAACCAATGCCATTAACCGCCCCCGAGACCATGTCAGTAAACAAAATACCAACAACACTCAAAGCATCGCCCAGGCTATCCATGGCTCCTTGTAAGCCGTGTGTTTGCACAACAATAGCTGACAAAGTTGCAGCTACTATCATAAGAGGGTGCTTGGTGATAATACTGCCAACAGACTTCAGCGCGTTGCCCATGCTCTTAATTGCGCTTGTAGCAATCATACTACTTGCTATAGCCGCTTTTTTTGCTACATTGCCTGCGGCAATAGCTCTAGCATGCATAGCAGCTGCCGCGGTTGATGCATTGAAACCGCTAGCCAGCCCAGCCAATGATCGAGTGTAAGCAATAGTATCAGTGATAGCTTGCTTGGTTAATGCGATGTAATGTGTCTTAGTCATACGCAGTAGCATCATTTTTATATGCAAGTTATTGATTGCTGCTATTTGCCCCTGCGTGCTTATAGCATTTGTAACCGCAGCTTTTGCCGATGCGACTTGTGCAGCCACCAAACCCATTATTGATGCTGCCAATCCTGAGCTTGCCACTGTGTTTGCTAGCCATACGCTGCCAACTGCCACACCTGCCTTGGCTAGTGTTGCAAAGTTATCGGCTGCAACCAATACTACTTGACCTAGACTTTGTCCAATAGTCGTATTTTGGTTGACTATGTCATCTACAAAAATTGCATATTGATCTTTAAACACGCCCACTGCTTGAGTGAAAGTCACTGGCATTTTTGATATTTTTTCGTCTAGTACATCAGTTGCTGATGATATTGCGTTATAAATTACATCTGAGGTTAACGCCCCATCAGACGCTAATTTACGCAAAGCTCCTCTGGTTGTGCCCAGTTCTTTTGCAAGCAAATCAAGCAAGACTGGCGCTTGTTCAGCAACTGAGTTAAATTCATCGCCTCGCAACACGCCTGACGCTAAAGCCTGACCAAGCTGAGTTAATGCAGCGGCTTGAGCTTGAGCTGCCCCACCGCCTACCATCATCGCTTTAGACAAGTTGCTTGTAAAATCTATGGTCTCTTGTTGTGATTTTCCAAGCTCTTTTAATGCTCTACGTGAGTCAGCATACAACTCTACTGTTGCTCCATAAGATGCTGCGTTTTCTCGAGATATCTCTCGCAATTGATGCATGACTGCAACATATTCTTCGGTGCTATCGGTACTGATCTTAATCTTACTCGCAAGGTTCTGCATCTTATCAGCCGTGCTTATGATAGATGATGCAAATGCAGCAACACCCACGCCAGCAATCGCATTTTTCATGTTTAGCAGTGAGTTAAGCGATGCATCAATCTTTTTGCTACTTGCAACTGCTGCATCGGAGACGCTTTTTAGCTCTGCTTTGGTTTCGCTTGTAGTTTGTCTAATATCGCGGCGGTAATTAGCAGTATTAGCATGCAGTAAGATATCTAAGCGTGATAAGACTTTACCCAATGTTAATACTCCTTATTCCGGGCATAAAAAAACCTCTGACAATCATCAGAGGCTGTAAAACTTTGAATTTAGAGGTGTGTATTGTTGGTTATTTTGGACCTAATTTTTTAGCATCCAAGCCTTTTAAATCAAATGCATATGTATATGTTTGGCCGTTGAAATTAGGAAACTTTAGCACTAAGCTCTTTGAGTTATGTAGCTTTAACAAAAAATAGTCATCGTTTTTAAGCTTCTTGCCATCAAACATTTTTTCGTCATAAACTCCAGTTATTTTGTAGTGATGAGAGCTTAAATGATCAAGCCTGTACCAGCTTGCCTCATCTTCGTCATTAAATCTAGCTCGCATATAGCAAGAGCCAAAGCACACTTCAACTAGGCCCTCCATATAACCAATGAATATTTCGTCGTTATAAAACCCGGTATCGTGCTCGTTGTAAATGGTTATATAAAGACTTTGGTTTCCGCCTTGGCCAATGCCTAAGTTATAAGCATTATTTGACTTAATAGTAGCTTCGGTTGCAGTAGTCCTCTCCACAATATCTTTGCTTGTTTTATAGGTCCATTTACTGTTTTTTGTATTTGAGCTTTTAAAATACTCTGACACATCAGTGTCATTGGGGCCTGATGACAATGAGGCTACCAATCTGCTCAATTCTTCAGACTTCCTTTGAGACTGTTCGTTTAAAGCATCTATATTTTCGATTCTTTCTTGTGTAGCCGATGTTGTATTGCTAAATTTATTAACAACGCGATACTCAGAGGCAGTAGCGCCCATTGCTACACACATTAATATAGGGATAAGAAAATATTTCATAGTGGTTTCCAAGATTAAACTATAATACTTAGAATCTAACTTGTAACCCTACATACTGTCAAACATAGCAATCATTTGCGCTGTCTGAGCTTGCAACTCAGCAATCCGTTTCTGCTTTTCAAGCTCTGCGCGCTGCTCGTCAGTCATTGGGTTTGGGTCAACAGGTAGGAAGTCAGAAATATTTTTATCCTCGCCACCCAGTTTTGCATATAACAAATGCGCTGTCTGTAAATCTTGTCGGAACCCTCCAATCGGGTCAAATCTATCGTAAGCCATCCACTCGCTCAACTCCTTCGATGTCATCTCAGATGACAGCTGTGATACTGTCATACCAAGATGACCCGCAAGTTTGAATAAAAATCTACGGCTTGGATGGCTTAGGAGTTTTTTTCTGCAGTATCTACTTGCTCAGGGGTGATGCCGTTGATTTCATTTGAGCGGTTAAACACTTTAATGACTGGACGGCTAGGCAATTGTTTAATTGCTTCGATGTCTTCAACATCAAACATCAGCTCACCATCTGCGTTACAAACACTATGTACAAACACAGTAGCGCGTACAGCATTTTTATCGGTTTGGCTCTGCATCTGTTTTTCAAGAGCTTCGCGCTCGCCCGCTGTAAGCTCTTTGATGTAAACCTCACCCCCCATTTCTGGCAGTTCGATTTTCTCAACTTTTAAAGCGGCATTGCTGGCAAATGCCAGAATGGCGGCTTTATCTAAAACACCTTTAGTTTCAATCTTTTTCATCTGTATTATCCTTATGCTAAACTCTAGTGATTATTCAGCTAAAACTTTTGTGGGGTCGCTGGTGATAGTGATTGTCCCAGTCATGCGGACTTTCTTTTTATTATCATCAGTGTTCGGAGTTAACTTACTGACCATGCCTTTGAACTGACGGCTCAATCCCGTCGCTTTGACGAATTTATACTGCCAGTTTAGCTCTGTATTATCTTCATACGCACTTTGTATTAGGAGATGCTGTTCGTCAGTCGGATCAAGCACAAATTCAAACTCAATTTCGCTATCCTCAGTGAAATCAACAACTGCTTTGACTGTACGCTTATCATCAGTTGCCGTCACATCATCTAATGTTTTTTCGCTGGTCGGTGGCTCGCATTTTTGCAAATGCTTTACTTTTTTAAACTCTAACTCGGTGCTAGATACTAATAGCTGGTAAAAGCTATCTACTAAATTTTCTACTGCCATGGTGATTACTCCATTTCGTCTTCTGTTGGGGCGGTTTGCCAAAATTCATAATCGATCGACTCGCGAAATAAATTACCCTCGCGAAGCGACTGTCTCGCGCTATAAATGCTTGGTTGTATGTTGTCATTAATTTTTTGCACTACTCGATTTGCGAGTAGTACAGCCTGGTATTTATCGTTGTGATATACATCTATTTGGATGCGGACCCACTCATGCCCTGTCACACCATCCAGTGTTACTTCGGGTACTGTGCTTATATTCTGATAAACAACATAAGGGATAGTCTTGTCATCGTGCTCTGTCAGCATATCGGGATAAAGCCGGCCGTTAACCATGGGTGACAATAGAGTATTAATTCTCACTCCAGCTATCATTGATTACTCCAGATGCTTGTCTATATTTTGAGCCAGCTTTTTAGCAAAGCGGTTCACCATATTATCTACGTTGTGATCAAAAGCAGGGCGCAAGAATGGCGCTGATCTCATTTTTGATGTGCCATGTTCAATAAAGTGCCAATACCTAGGATATTCTTTTTGTTTTGTGCCCTTACCAACATAAACACCCATCACCGCGCCTTGGGCGAACTCTCCTGTATGCTCAGATTTCGGCAGTCTGCGTTTGCGGATAGCCGACTCAAGTAGCCCAGGCTTAACCTCAACCTTACGACCGCCGGCGGTTGTCATTATGTGCGGTTCAGGTGCTACACTCGCTCGCGCTTTAGCCTCTTTAACAACTGGAGTTAAAGCAACGTTTAAAGCGCTATATAGAGACTTGCCAGCCAGCTCGTTATCTAGCAGTGCAAGCTTGGCGTCAAGTTCGTCGAGCCCTTTAATATCAACTGAACCCCAGTCACTAGCCATTGGTCACCTCTTTTAACATTAGAGTCATGTATTCGAGGCCACTGTTGGCATCTGGCAGTGGGTCGCCATCAATCTCGTACATCCGGCCTCTATGGCCAACTCGCATTTTGCTATCCACATCATGCCGGTACCGTAAGGTACAACGTACTTTAGCCTCACTACTGGCCGCTTGAGCTGCCAACATATCTTTTACAGATAGTGGCTCAAACGCGGCGGAGAGCGTCAGTACATGCTCCCATATTAATGCTCCGCCCCCACCCATAGGCGATGATTTTGTTTTGCCCTTATAAAGCTTAATGCGGTGTCTTAACTTGCCAGCATTCATTTAAACCCCCATGCGTCTATAGGGTTGCAGTAAGTGACGCACACCAAGTGGCACTTCAGTCATTGCTGATTCAGACACTGCTTCACGATTGGCGTACCAATGAGATACCAGCAATAGCATGGCTTGATCAATACTCGCGTTGTCTACCAAGCCATCCGGGTCATTGCTTGGCACCGCATCAGGATAAATCGTGCGGTCAATATGCATTTGCACATGATTACGAGCCGCTGCAATATAGCCGTTGAGCAAGTCATCTTCGTAATCATTATCTTGCTCGATGCGGCATTGGAATTTAACTTGCTCAAGTGTGATCATGTTATTTACTCAGATTTATTATTTGCTTTAGGCGCCATCTTATTTCGAGCTTTTGGCGATGCTCTCTCTTCAATGCCTGATCCCTTACTAAGGGAGATAAGACCAGCATCTATGAGCACTTTAGCATCTGTCTTGTTGCCAACCTCACGTTCTTCGCCTTCAAAATATTGGCGGTCACCATAGTGCTGCTTTAAGACTACGTATTTCATGATCTGACTCCTTTTATCAATGCGAAATTAACTAACCAATTAACTTTGGATTAATAAAAAAGCGCTCACCAAATATGGTGAACGCCTATCAACTAACGTTGGTCTTGACTTTAAGCGGTTTTAGCAGTTAATGAGCCGTAAACAAACGCTTCTGGACGATAAACCGCTAATGCCAAGCGCTCTTCGCAAAGAATCGTCACTAAGTTACGGATAAAGTCATCTTGGTTTTCTGTTGAAACAGCAACCGCTGCTTGCTGACGGTCAAACACCTGTGCAGCCAAGCTAAATGCGCCAGTCAAAAACTTACCAGCGCCCATTGCTTGCGTGCTAACTACTGGCAGACCCCATAGAGTTGGATTAGCTACACCTTGAGGCTGCCCGATGATATAGCGATTTTCGGCATCTTTAGTTAGCTCGATCTTCGCCCAATCAATTGGGTTTAACACATGGCCTGTTGCTGGGTATTCAGCTAACACAGCTTGTAATTGTGCTAAACGTAGTTGGTCAATGATGGTGTACTCAGCTAATGTGGCTGGGTCTGCAAACGCAGTAGCTTGAGGGATAATGCCATGCAAGTTACCGCCAGTATTATCACCATTTAACAACTGCTGCTCTTCTACTAACTTAAGACCGTACATCAGGCGACCACGGACATAAGATTCAAGCATTGGTGCGTCGTCTAGAATCTGACGTGATGCTTTGACCCAATGAGCCAAAGTCTTTACGCTCACTTGCTGCTCATCAAACTTAATGTCTGATTGTGCCTTTAAATCACCCTCTTTTACTTGAGGAGCCGCACTATTTGTAAAGCCGGTCTCTCGCATATACGTAATAGAGTTGCTGTTAGTAGTGCCTGAAGCCAATAGATCACGCACAGTTAAACGGCGGTCAGGCGTAGCCACAATACCAGGTAAACGCTGCTCAGTTACCAGTGTACCAGCTGAACCAGCCGCATCTGTTGTAGCACTTGTGATTGTCTCTTTGGTGTAGATTTTGGCAGACTTGCCCGCTGCTGGATTTTCAGCGAAATCACGGAAGCTATCAGACTCAAAAAGCTGCTGTCCAAGTGACTTCTGTGCAACTTCACCATCGCTGCCTCGGCGAGCAAGCTTCTGCTCAGTATCATCTAAGCGAGTTTTCACCTCGTTCATCTGTGTCAAAGCTTCATCGACTTGGCTTTTTAAATCCCCCAAGCCTTTTTCACCAGCCGACATTTTTCCCTTTAATTCTTCGCCTAAAGCTTTTACGCTGTCAACTGATTTTGCAAACTCAGTGGCGAGCTCTTTTGTTACGTCAGTCATAACGACTCCTGTGTATTTAGTTTCTTTAGTAAATCAAGCACTTCGCTTAATTCATCATTTTGCTGTTTAGCTTCTTCAGGCTCGCCCTGAATGAGTACGCGCAAGCCATGCCCAGCAATCGCCGTGGCTTGCGTTTTCGAAAAGCCTGCCTCGCGCAGGAACTTTTCAAATTCTGGTAAAGTGGGCAGTTCGCCCTTCATGAGTGTTGATTTCACATTGTCTATTCGACTATCTTCATTAGCGGGGAATGTAACTACACTCACTTCCTTCAAATCGATTGCCAGCAACTCCAGCACTTCACTGTCTTCGTTGTAGGACCATTTATTAACCTTGTAGCCAATTGATAAACCATCAATTGCACCATGTTTCATTAACGCATGGGCTTCTTTAGCTTTAGCAACATCATCTATCAATAGCTTGCCTTCTCCATATAGACCATGATCGTCTTCATAAAGCTTGGTCCAAACGCCAATTACCTCGCCGCGGTTATGTTGCCATAAGATTGGTGGCATCTTTCCTTTGTCCACCCATGCCTTGATAGTGTCTGCATAAGCGCCTTTTTTAACGACATCACCATAACTATCTTCGACATCGAACACAGAACAATAGCCAGAAAAAAAGCCGTTATCTTCAACGGCTTTTACTTCAAAACTTACATCTTTAGTCTTAATTTTCATTATCTAGCCCCAGTTGATGAATGGGTGTTAAATTTAATTGCACAGTTAAATCATCAGCGCCTTCACGCTTTGGCAGGTCTTCAAGATCTCGAACCTCGTTACGAGACATGACGCCATTTTGCAACATCTGGCTATAAAAATTAGCGCGCCCTTGGCTATCTGACCTAAGCAGACCTTCTACACTGTATTTAGGCTTGTACTTAATGCGATCAGCAGGGGATAGCAGCTTTCTTGTAATAGTCTGCTCGATTCGCACTAATACTGGTCGCAACGAATAAGTTAAAAAGCCCTGGTTCATTTGCTCTAGGCTTGAAGCCCAACTGCTGGCTTTGTCAGTATGATAGATAAGCTGAGGCGGCACACCGAATGCTCTGCAGATTTCCTCAATACCAAAATAACGTGATTCTAAAAGCTGGGCGTCTTGAGGGTTAATACGGATATTAGCCGCGCCAGCAGGCTCCATTCCTGCTTCTAGCACCATCCATTTTCCAGAATTTTCTGGCTGGGCAAAGGTAGCTAGGTTTTCGCGCATTCGCTCCCGCTGCTCTTTCGACAGCACCTTTTCACCAGACTTTAAAAATCCTCCCACTTTTAAATTATTCTTAAATTCTTGAGCGGCTGCATTATTTGCATCTATTTGCATGCCCATTGTATTGGCTTGATACTTTATTGGCGATAAACCCACCAATCCATCTACTGTAAAGCCCTTAATATGCAAAACATCATCTTCGTAATAAGTTATTGTCTTGCCATTAGACTCATATTTATAAGTAATCTCGCCACTTTTTGAGCGTATTACCGTCATTTTCTCAGGATTTAATATCTCCAAGGAGACCACAGCTTTAGCTGCATTGCGGCTAATTAATGAGTATGCATTACCCCACAAGTCCAGGGAGGCAATCATAGCCTCCCAATACTCGCTGGCCACCATGTCGGCGTTGGGAGTGTCGTGTAAAATGCGGTATAGAGGATGGTCAGCAGCTATATGTTTATTGCTATCATAAATATGTAATGGCAAACTCGAGATAGTTTGTGAGCGCATTCTCACGCAAGCCCAGACTGTTGCAAGTTTCAAGGCTGTTTCGGCATTTACAGCATTACCTGATGCTGTTGACTCTCCAGTAAACGGTATTGACTCGCCGCCTTTATCAAGACGTGTAGCGCCCCCAAACATGGACCGCTTCAGGCGTGACCACCATGATTCGTCAGTTAAATTACTCATGCTATGACAGGGTCCATTAAATAATCATCAATATTGTTAGATTGATTGTGTAAAGTAGCTCGTGCCAGTGACATGATTAACGCCACCGGGCCATCGATTTTATTTTCAGCTCGCTCTTTGTTCGGATAGATGTTGTCTTTTTTATCCAGTGTGGCCACCACATTAGACATCATCCAAGTCATCACAGGGCAGTTGCCGTGTGCTAAGCGCTGTGACAATACCAGTGCTTCAACTTCTTTCATTGGTTCTGACATGTTTTGAACAGTGTGACGAATCTCTACCATCACTGCTCCCTCGTTTTCCATGTTCTGGGCCAACTGAGCTGCTTGCCATGGGTCGTATGCAATCTCTTGCACATTGTGTGTCTCCAGATCACAAGCTAAGTCATCCTCAATGGCGCTAAAATCAATAACCTCGCCATCCGTCACGGTAAGGAGTCCTAGCGCGTCATATTCTTTATAACGCTCGCTATTCACCTCACCCTCTTCCATCAAGCGGGCTTCTGGAATGTAGTACTTACCGTGGACATGGTAATAAGGGTCGTCATCCGTTGGCGGAAACACCATCACTTTGGCGACAATATCAATCTTGGTTGCTAAATCCAGACCGATATAGCACGGTCTGCCTTGTAGCTCCTCAAGTGATTTACGCTCTGGCGCCATTTGCCACTTAGACATATTCATCCAAGCAGATTTGGCGCCCACAAACTCGTTGACGTGCTTGGTTCTGAACGTGTTTTGCTTGTGGGCTGACTGCATTGCATCGCGGCATCTTGCTCTTAAAAACTCACCGCTTACTGATATGTCGTAATTCGGGTTTGCTTTACGCAGTGCTAGCTCACTAGACCACTCATCTTCCTCGTCTTTTGTGTAGATCATGGCCCACATGTCGGGCATGTCTAACGCACCATCGAGCATCTTTTGTGCGTCACGCACTAACGTGTAGCAAGGTCCGCCAATATTTGCTCCTGCAGTGGTAATAACTACCATCATTGGTTGGTCACGGGCACCCATACCGGTTTCCATCGTGTCGTACAGGTCCGAATCTTTATGCTCGTGGTATTCATCAACCAAAGCACATGATGGACTCGAGCCATCGCCAGGCTTACCAATAACCGGCTCAAAACGACTACCATCGGACGGTACGTTCATGTTTGATGCATTTGACTCAATACCAAAGCGTGCTTTTAATGCCGGCGTACGGTCAACCATCTGCTTGGCCGGTCTAAACACCTCCCATGCCTGCTTCTCTGTTGTGGCGCCTGAGTAGACTTCAGCCCCGAACTCGTTATCGGCCACGAACATATATAGGCCAATACCTGCAGCAATCACTGATTTACCATTTTTACGAGGCACAAAAACAAGTAAGCGCCGGAACCGGCGCGTTTTTGTTTTCTTAATTATCCAGCCAAATGGTATGCAAATACTAAATAGTTGCCATGGTTCAAGCGTTATTAGCAGACGCTCTCTAGCCCACTTGCCCTTCGTATGTGGTAGCAACTGAATAAACTTAGCTACTCGCTCAGCTCTCTCAGGGTCAAACCTGTATAGGAAGTCTTTACTTCTGCTTAGTTTTTTTTCGTCTAAATGACGTTTACATGCAAGCTTAATCCATTTGCATGCAATGATTTTTCCCGCAACCACGTCGCGAGCGTACTTTTCAGCTTTTGCGACATTAGGATATTTACGGGACATTTCATCGTTAACTCTATCTAGTTATTTGTCATTTAAAAGTCATCAAAGGGGTTTCCTTTGTCTTCATTCTTAGTACCGCCGGTCAACCTTGTTCTGCTGCTAGGATCTAACCCCAATAGACTTCCAAATTGCGTCATTTGTCTTTTAGCTTCATTTACTATGGTTACTGCTGGGTTTTTAATTACTGATTTTTCAGTATGGATAACTAATCCATTCTCATTGATATCTTGTTCTGCTTCACGCCAACGTTGATAAGCCATGCAAAATGCCTCTACATTATGCAAGTCCGCTATTGTTAGCAGTCTTGCCCCCAGCAACTCAGGCATTAATGTTTCCCACATTGTGACAGCTAAGCCTCCTAGCCATTCGGGCGGGTCCACGCTTTTTAGCTCACTGAACTTTGGCTCGCTTTTATTTAACGCTCGCTTTCCTGGATTGCCAGCAAGTTCTTTTAATCTGGTTGGCTTAGGGCGTCTGCCTGCCATAACTTCACCTATAAAAAAACCCGCCGTTTATGGCGGGGTGCGTGTTTACGCTATTAGTTGTAATTGGTCTGTTTCTGCAAGCTCTTTAAGTAACGACTCTATTGGTTTAATGGTCGAAAAACATTCAGTATAACCCCTAAATTGTATTTTAGGATTGTATCTATACCCTTTAACCAGACTGTGCAACCGATACTCGATATCGTAAATAAAGTCGCCAGCGCCTTCTACTTCAAATATGACTTCCCAAGTGTAAGGCATTTCTCGGGAATTTCTAAAACGGCGCCTAATATCTTGAGCTGTGACACCTATTTTATAAAATGATTCATTATCTTTTTGGCAATGAATAACATACAAAGTTCCTTTGCCATCGTTATTCCTGTCACATCGACTGATAAAGTCGCCTCTCTTCCAGCCTGATGCTTTTTTAATACCGCATTTTGGGCAACCATAAGGTTTTAAGTGCTGATTAGGAGTTTGATAAAAAGATCCGTGTTTTTTACAGATGATCTCAACTAGCTCGTGCGCACCTTTATACTCAGTATTAGAGTAATCGTAGTTAGAATCTGCATGAACTTCTTTTGCTCTTTCTATAAAGTGCTTGGTATCGTATACCGGTATTCCTGCACATTTATTACAGCCATAGCCGCCATATATGTGGCTGTTGGGTGTTCTGAAGAATGAACCGTGTTCAGGGCAGATAATCTCTACCTCTGTGGTGCTGTCAATGTATTTAACTTTTGAGTAGTCATATTTTGCTTTATGTTTAACCCTAGCTTTTTCTACAAAATCTTTTCCCGTTAGTGTGTTGTTTTTTACCGTCGCCTCTTTCGCACACTCTTGGCAACCGTGCTTTGAGCGTAGGTGACTTTCAGCGGTTTGCTCGAAGTCGCCATGCGTAGGGCAGGTTATTTTTATTTTATCCTTGCTACGGCGGTACACGGTCTTACTGTAATCAAACTTACTATCATGCTTTTTAATGGCTTTAGCCAAGTACTGCTCTTGAGTCATTGGCTTTCTGTTCCCGCCATATTTTTTAGTTTGTCTTTGCGGGTTTTGAGTAGTACAATTCATTTCAGTCATCTTGATACTCCCATTATCAGATTGATTAGAAAGGTCGGGCTATTACCAGTAGCTCGGCCTTTTGCTTTTCATATTATGAAATTTTAGTATTTATATATTTTAAATATTATTAATTAATAATTTAGTTTTTTAGAGTCACCTAGACTTTTCAAAACGCGGGGATTTTTTTTTCAGGGAGGGGTCGGTCATCTCGGCGGTGGTCCTGAACAATTAACCCACCCTATCCCTTTATAATCCAGATCCATCCTCGAATACAAGGCGCCACTAAAAGCCATCTGGTTTAGCAATACTTCTAACTAATGACATAAAACCTTTTTGCAAATCTGTACGCGCTATGTTCAACCAACGCTTATCAATCATATGTTCAATGTCTTGAGCTTCCAAATTATTGATAAAATCACCGACTTGTTGCGCTAAAGCTTTGGCTTGATTCATCTCTGCGATTTCTGTTGCTGTTAAATCACGGTAGCCTTTTATCTTCTTGTGTTGATTATCCATTATCTTTCCTTATTATTCATTGGCCGTCTTGCGTCTGTGACATGCCTTACACAATGACTGAAGATTCTCTGGTGTATCTGTACCACCTTGTGACTTAGGCTCTATGTGGTCAACGTCAATGGCTGGTACAAGCCTGCCCGCTTCTCGACAAGATACGCAAAGATAATCATCGCGCTGAAGTATCTGCGTGCGAAGTTTGCGCCATACGTGTCCGTAACCACGCTCGGTTGTATTGCCGTGTCGTTGTTGATGTCTAGCCCAATTGCTGCGTCTGTCTTTATGCTCATCACAATAGCCTTTGTCTTTGCGTGTTGTTAGGTTAGGGCAGCGTGGTGCTCGGCATGGCGTGGATGGCATAGCAACACAAACTCCAGGTATAAAAAAGCCCACGCTGTTTGGGCGTGGGTAAGGTAAATATAAGTGCGACTCTTATCGTTGGCTACGGGCTTATGGGTCACTTAACGCCGCCACTATTACCAGTGGTAATCATTTCGGAACTTATATATTTTTGGTACCATCATCAATGAGGGTACCATGGTTAATCAGATGCTCAGATATGAGCATCTTAGAACCTATAAGGGTTATAAAGGGTATTCAGTCAGATGGTGCTCTTAA